CGCTCACCCGCGCCTCGCCGCCCACCCACGCCTCGCCGCCCACCCACGCCTCGCGACCAACAAACGCCGTCTTTTCGACCCGCGCCGTATCGGCCACCCATCCACCACCATTCACATGTCGATGTGCCTTCACCAATCCATACCCAAAGTCAAACATCTCGTTTTCCATAATGAGCCTCCATCACTTGATGCCATTATAATATCGGCATTCCCTATTCTCGCCAACTAGTCCAAATAGAGAACACCAACAATTAATTGATATCTTCCGGCTTAACCGACCCCAACTCCACCTTCTGCTCCATATCCACCGTCGTGACCACCCGCCCATCATCCATCACCATATACACCCGTCCATCCGGCCCATACATCCTGTTCGCCACCACCACGAACATCGGCGCCGCGATCTTCCCCGCCCATTCCGTCACCCTCTGCATAGTCCTCTCGTTCCAGTAATCCGGATCGCACATCGCCACCACGCACCCATCCTTCTCCTTGGCTTCGAGATAAACATGCGCCCGATCCGGCCTATCATCCTCCCGCATTGGATACGGGCTTTTCTGGCTCGCCAGCCACAGGCACTCGAACGTATGGCACTCTTCCGGACGCGTATCGTAAATCCCGCACGAGCCCTTCGCACAAAACTGACACCACTTGTTCCTCGGCTTTTTCAGCGAATGAACGGGCGGCAGCTTGCAGCACAACGAACACGTTCCACATTTGTTCTCCAACATGATTTTCTCCTTGTTCTCGATTTACCCTACTTTCGCGATTATAGCAGACATGCCAAACTGCATCATCGAAATTCAAACATAGGTGGCTCAAATGAACAAAGCTCGTCGCACCGCTCTTTCCGCAGCCCTTCAGATGCTTCAGGATGCGCAATCGCTGATACAAGAAGCCGCCGAAGGCGAACAGGAAGGCTATGACAACATGACTGAGGGTCTTCAACAGACCGAGCGCGGCCAGCGCATGGAAGAGGTGGCCTCTTCTCTTGACGACGTTCAATCGACGCTGGACGATCTTATCGGTCAAATTGAGGATGCGATGGAATGATCCTCTCCACCCTCGCCTCCGAATACGAGGCCAACGCCATCGCCGCCCGCAACACGGCGCGCAAGCTGAAATCCAAGCCACAACAGAAAATCCACTACGCCATCGCGAACGCGTGGTGGGACGCGGCGACCATGCTTCGCCGCGCCATGAAGCGAGAGGAGCATGAAGAATGACACACGTCATATTCATACTGGGTTTATTCGTCTTCGGTTCCCTTCTCATGGCTCTGGAAATCTACATCTTCCGCGTCGAGCGCCGAACCGACGAGTTTATCGAGGACATGCGCCAATTCGTTTATCATGCGAAGATGGCGCAGAAAACTAACGACGAGTGGCACACTATTTACGACAGGCGCTTATCGGTCATGTCGGAGCACCTTCGACAAATCCACTCGCGCCTTGTGCTTCCCGATCACATCGTTAATCTGTCCAAGATCGACCTCGGACAATCCGTCAACGATCATCCGGGAGAAGAGCCATGACCTTCCTCCCTTCCCTCCTCATCCGCTGTCGCCAATTCTGGTTTGACCACATATACCATCCCGGCATCGCGGACATTCGCGTCCAATTCCTCGGCCCCATCCCCAAATGCGCCGAACTCGACAAAGTCCGCGCCGACTTCGCCAGGAGGACCACATGACACTTTTATCTGTATGGCTGTGGATTTCCGGAATGCCATTAATGTACGCCTTTCTTCTCGAATTTTATAAAAGAAGAGGTCTTAAGGAAGTTCCCCACACGCTATCCAATCTTATGCGGGTCATCGGTTGGCCGGTCTTTATTGTAATATCGGCAATATTCGCATGACCTCCCTCGTCCTCCATGACGACGACGGCGGTTCATCCTCCCTCGTGGTCACCATCTTCGACGACGGCTCCATTACCCTCGCCGTCCAGGATCCCGAAGTCAGCGACCATCTTTCCTCGCAGATCAGCTTGAGCAAGGTCTCGGCGGTTCGCTTGGTGATGGCGCTCTGTTTCAAGAAAGTGAGATAGATAATGCGCGAACGCCCAAAAGGCATCGTCTCTCGTGGCCAAGGATGGCATGACGCGGTCCAGGCCAAAAGGGATTTCCATCTGCATGAAAGTTATAAGAATGCAATCAACGCGGCGCTTCAACAAGCGTGCAATATGGACCTTACGGTCCCGCTTTGCGAAACCGTTCTCAAATTGCGGGAGGATTTAAAATGAGGTCATATCTAATTCGCTACACCATCCCCTCCGCCTTCCCACAATACGACGGCACCGGCTTCACGGAAGAAGTCTCCTACTCCGACGGTATTTCCGCCATTCGCCACGCCGCCAAGCGCTCGCAAGAAATCAACGCCCTAACCTACATCATCTACGAGAAAATCGTTGAATGTGCCTGCATCCCTGTTAAACTCAACAAATCGGCGTAACCCGATATAACTCGAAAGGAACACCAAATGGCGATCAAACCTGTTGAGACCTCCGGCGACAATCTCCCTGTCGCCCCGGCCACCAACTTCGGCAATTCCACCGCCGCCCTCCTCGGCGTCAAGCTCGGCGGTGGTCTCGTCATCAAAGACGTGAAGACCGTCACTCGTCCGATCCTGTCGCAGACCGGCGACGCGCCGATCTACGTTCGTATCGAAAGCGCGATCCACAAGTCCCAAATCGAAGGGCGCCGCAAGAAGGGCGAAGAGAAGCCGGCGATGGAGCCTGCCAATGTCTGCAATGTCCTGAACCTCATGACCGGCGAAGAACAGCAGATCATCGTCAACGCCGCGCTGGAAAGCGGCCTGACCGACAGCTACAAGAACGACAGCTACATCGGCCTGTGTTTCGCCATCGCCTCGCGCCTGCGTCCGCATGACGGCGGCAAGAAACAGATCCGCGAATACATGGTGAAGGAAATCGTCGTCGAGGGGCTTCCGCCCCTCAAGTGACCTTGCCGTCGCGTGGGTAGAAAGGCCGGGCATTGCGTCCCGGCCTTTTTCGCTTTATACTAGAACCTGTTCACAAACGCAGGGTCGACTTATGACGATTGACACATCCCTCCATATTGCGGACATCTGCCTTCCTCCCCTAGTGGCGTTCGGCGTTTTCATCGTTCGCAAGCTTTGGGCTCTGGATATTCGCATGACTACCCTGCAAACCCTCTTCCACGCCAAATTCGGAGGCGATCACAAATGAATTTCTCGATCCTGGCCCTTCTGCTGAACCCGTCCCTCTGGGAACAGGTCATCAAGGTCGCCAACGAAGTCACCACCCTGATCAACCACCCGTCTGTCACCGGCATCGCCCAAGCGGTGTCCGACACGGCGGGCGCCGTCGAAACCGTCGCCCCCACCGGCGGCGCCATCGCCTCGGTTGCCACCGCCGTCGAAGGCGCGGGCTCCGCTGTGGCGCAGACCTACTCCACGGGCCAGCCGTCCAACGTGATCGACAGTGTCGTCTCCGGTGTCGTCAACGGTCTGTCTTCGCTGGCGAACGGTCTGTCGAAGTCCTCCTCGTCCGTCACGCCGGTTCCGGTCGCCCCTTCCCCGGCGCCCTAATCGAACCAAACGTGACTGACACGCCCGCGCCGGACCCCCACGGCGCGGGCGCTTTCATTTGGAGATCATGACATGCTTGACATAAACAACCCCGGCAACATTCGCGCCAATGGCATTCCCTGGCAGGGTCTCGGCGGTTCGACGGGCGGGTTCTGCATCTTCGATACCATGCAACATGGCTTGCACGCCATGGCGAAGATCCTCGTCAACTATGTCGCAAGGGACGGCGTCCGCACATGGCGCGATGCCATCTATCGCTGGGCTCCTCCTGGCGACGACAACCCCACCGAAGCCTATCTCACCAATGTGTGCAATTGGGCCAGTCTCACGCCCGACACACTCGTCAACGATGACAATCTCCCGGACGGCATCATGGCGATGTGTCGCCAGGAGAACGGCGTCTTCGTCTTGCCGTTCTCTCGTGACGATGTTGTCCTGGCGGTTCAGTCCGCGCTAGCGCCGTCCTGACCAAACCGTCCCTTCGTCGCGGTCGCCCGGAAGGTGCGGGTAATGAACTCGCACTTCCCGGTGATCGCATTGAACGTCGGCGCGTCACTTTTATGCGTCACACTCTCGCCGCCCGCGATCTTCAATATCTGCGCCTCGGCCAGGCGACCGCCCTTGCACGCTTTCTTGATGCCCTGACCATCGCGGAACAGCGCATATAGCTTCTTACCGGCTATGGCGCATACATCCGCATAATCAAACTCCTTATCCGCGCCCAACTTTTCCTGTTTCCACGCGCCCAGGCGGGTGGGGTGTATGTCGCCGTCGAAGGCTTCGCAGATAATGCTGTCGGTGTCGCAGTACATGGGTCGCCTTGCGGCGGCAAGGCCTCGGAGTAGAATAGATCTAGTTGTTCCGGTAATCGATGCGGCGGCGGCGACATTGTAGAACGTTTTGATTTTCGAGGGTCTCTGCCAGATGATGTAATCCCCTTCTGTTCCGGCATGTCGCCAGCATTCCGCAAGCTCTTCATCGTTCATCTCCCTGTTGGGGTCCGGTTGAGGTCTAGGCGCTTCCTCGTCCATGGCGGTCAGGATGTAGTCTTTGAAATCCTTCCCATCCTGCGCCAGCTTGCCGTAGCCGCTATTCTTCACATCCTTATAGAGCCCGCGCTCGATTGTGCGCCCCTCCAATTCGGCCGCTAGTTGCTCTTCTTGGAAGTGATAGATGAACTCCTTGAAGTTGCCCTTGCGGGCGAAATCGAAAGTCTTCTCAACTGAGATTATTTCGAGCGTCCCGGTATCGAGGCCGGCATTGATTTCGTGGATTGTCGCGAAGAACTCGCCTTCTTCCTTGTCGAAAGAAATCCCGGTTTCCCTTCGGAAGGGAAGCGCGCCATAGTTCCGCGCCTTGACGATGGCGAAGAAGGTGTTCTTCGTGATCGTCTTGCCCTCGGACCATGTAGTGCCGAGTGGATGCTCCACTTCGGCCATGGCATAGGCGTAGGCCGAGTTGATGTCGTACATGATGAATTTGCCGTGATGGATACCGGGATCGATGACCTGACAGCGCCCGCCATAATAGAACTGGCGGAACGTATCATCGAAAACACCATCCGCCACGTCGAATTCATGGCGCTTCTTCATTTCCTTCATGGCCGTTCCGCCGATAGTCAGGCGATTACCAAACTCGCGGTGAAACGCCGACACGAGTTCAAACAGGCTCACGCAATCTGTCTTCATATAGCGGAGGATTTCGTTCTTATAGCGCTCGCGATGTTCGCGCTCCATCTTCCAATATTTGATGTCGTCTTTCTTGTTCGCGGAACGTAGCGGTTTAGGGATGATCCCCCAGCTATCGCGGAGTTCACAGTTTCCAAGTAGAGCCGATAGCACTCGTCCATTGACAATTTTGATGTCGCCGACCAAGTGGCGCATGAGAAATATAAAGTCGAACTTTCCGCCGTTATGGGCATAGATAAGGTGAGGTTCTTCCAGGGACTTGATATGCTCCACGATTTGCTCATTTACATCATCTCCCCAAAATTCCTGATAGATTTCGCCATCATAGAAACCACAAGCGAACGGGCGCGGGACGCGCTTATGCTTGAAGGGATCGGTTTCAAAATCGAAGACGGCAATTTTCATTTCTTCCACCACTCCACATATTTCGCCTTTTCCTTGGCGCGCCTCTTCCTACTCTTCTCAGTATTCTTTGCGCTATCGTAATGATCGCGTTGCCACTTCGCCGCGCGCTCGCGATCAAGCTGCGCCGATACCGGGTTCATTTCCGCACGCGTCTTGCGCTTTTTCGTGGGGAGTTTCTCGATTTTAATCCGCTTCTTCCGCTCGGCTATCTTGCGCTTCGCATTGAGCGCGTGCCAGGGCTGGGAGGGATCTATCCTGACAATCTCGAAGTTGGCGACCAGTTCGCTCATGTGATCGGGATTGTCGTAAGCGGCTTCTATCTGATTGTACTTATGAAGCTCTAGGATCATGTCCTCAAAATTGTTGAAATACTTCCGGCTGTTCCATCCAAAGAAACGAAATCCCCATTGCTCATTATTTTGTAAATGAAATCTCTGCGGGTCGCCCTGTACCAACTCGACGAATTCATCGACCGTGTGCGGCGCATAGGGGAAAGACCGTATCGTGATCGTTGGCCCATGACCCTTTTGGGCGACCGACTTGATGATGCCCTTCTCCTTGCCGGCGTTGACGACATACTCGCCCTCGCGCAAGACCACGCGACCGCCTTTGACACGGTATCCAGCCTCTTTGTATCCAGTAACGAATTGCTTGGGGAGTTTATAGACGCGAGCTTCTTTGGTAAGCACATCGTCGAATTGTTTCAACGCGGCTTTGAGCGCCCTGGTTGGAACGGCCTTTCTCGCATCGATTTGTTTCGATACGAGGCCCTTGCGCTTTAATTGTGAGATGTCATGCCGGAACTTTTTGCGTTGTTCCGGTGTCCATAATGGTTTATTATTTTTCTTGGATGCCATGGCAGGTGGTGCTTACCTTCTATGGTAGGGGATGTCGGTTTGAGCCGCCGACATCCCCAATCATCCACCTGACGCGCTCGAAAGTCAATGGCGCCGTTACAGGAAAGACACAGGATGACCACCCCGCTCAATACCCAGCAATTCGCGGCCTACAAGCCTGCCCTCGGCCAGAAGAACATGGGCGATCCGCGCTCCATGGCGGCGGTCTGCGATTTCTCGGCGGGCGGCACACTGTCCTATTTCATCGATATGTCCCAAGTCCAGGCGGCGGGGACTATCGGCGGCATCAAAACGATTTATGTTGACAACAGCGCCAACAATCAAGTTCTGACCATCTCCCCCAGCGTGGCGGGGCAGATGCTCAAATGCCCGGCCTCTTGTCAAGGTTTTTTCCCGGTCCTGGCGCCGACGCCCGCGCAGTTCACTGTTTCCATGACGGGCGGAACCGCCAAGTCCACGGTGATCCTGCTGGACTTCGAGGTTCCCTATCAGGTGTGGAACACGGCGGGTCTGAACAACCTGATCTTCAACGGTTCGGGCTATGCCCTGGTGTCCGATGCGGCGATCGATGCCATTATTTCGGGCGGGGCGCTCGCCACCAAGGATCAGGGACTGGACGCCATCATTTCGGGCGGAAAACTGCCCGTTTCCGATGCCACGCTGGAAAGCATCGTTTCGGGCGGTGTCGCGTCGGTCACGGTGGTCGGGTCCACCGCGAACGGTCTCTCTACCTATTCGGCGGTCGGTGGGACCGGCAATGCGCTGTTGACCAATGCGGCGGTTGCCGTCAAAGGCGCCGCCGGCAAGCTGGCGGGCGCCTCGCTCTACAACGCGGCGGCGGCGGTGACGTTCCTTCAATTCTTCGACCTAGCGCCGGGCGCCGTGGTCCTGGGCACGACGGTGCCGAAATTCGTGATTGCCGTGTCGGCGGCGGGCGTTCGCGATATCGTCTTCACCGATATCAACGTCCAGTTCAATACGCAAATCACCGTCGCGGCGACCACGACGGCGACGGGTAATACTGCACCCGCGACGGGGTTGCAGGGTGCTTTCTTCTTTAACTGAGGATCGATCATGAATAAAATCGCCAGACTAGTTGCGTGTCTAATGGGCCTCGTTTCCGTCGAGTGTTATGGCGGCCAAGTCATTACTGGCGACATCGAGTATACCGGAAGAATTCAATTCGACCGCGCGCCCATCACCAATAACCAAGTCTTCACGCCTGAGCAGTTCGGCGCAGTCGGCAATGGTATCGCGGATGATACCGTAGCGCTGCAAAATATGACCGTCGCCCTCAATAATGCCGGGGGCGGTACGGTCAATTTAAAGACCGGCGCAAATTATCTTGTGTTCTCCACCGTCGCGGCTGGATCACTTAATGTTCAATCGGCCATCGGTATCAATGGTGTCAATGGTGTCATCGTCAATGGTAACGGGGCGAAGATCACGAGCGGCTTCATTCCGTCGCTTTCGTTTCCGAATGACTACGCCTTGGTCATCAGCGCGCTGAATTCGGCGAACATCTCTATCAACAATATTAATTGCGTGCAGACTTCCACTGCGATCTCCTTGCCGCAGGCAAATCCGATCCCCGGTATGGCATGCTTTCAGAGCATCGGCGGCAATGTCAATGTAAGCGTGACGAACATCACCTCAACTAATGGATATTGCGCCACGTGCGCCATTTCCAATTGGGGCCTTGCCGGCTCCAACACCAAAGACCAGAACCTGAACTTTCAGAACGTCAAGAGCATAGGCGCCCAATACGCTGCCACTCTTAGCCGCAGCGGTGATGACAGTTCTTTGACGAATATTTTCAGCGTGGCCGCCGAACGTACTTGTTTCATTTACGGCGTCCGAAACGTCAAGTTCTCCTGCACGGCCCAAGACAATGTTGGAGCCGAGTGGCTACTTATCAGCGACGATAGCAGCGTCTTCCCGTATGCGATGAACATCAGCGGAATGTTTGTCGTTCTGCCGAGGTCGGTTTCTAGCGCGTCGCAATCGGACGCCTTCATTATGATCGATCACAACCAAAACAACGGACTGCTGCAAAACATCGATATCACGTTCTTCGAGGACTTCACCAACGTCGCGGATGCCACCATTCCTGCTGCCGTATCGATCTATAAGACAGCCGCCAATCCGACCGGCGATGTCATCAATAATGTTCGCATATCCGGCGTGGCGGCCAATGTGCCGAACATTACCGGTCATCTGGTGCAGTTGTTTGACAGTCGCTCGACCTGGACGAGTGAGACAGCCCAGGGGATTTCCTTCGGCCCCTTCGTGGCAACTGGGAGCTCGACGCCTGATTTCTACGTGAATTATCAGCCGGTATCGGGCGCTCCGATGTCCATTCATGATGTCTCGTTTCTGGGGGCGCTGAACGAAAACAATGCCTCGCAGCAGTCGCGCACCATGATCAATTCTAAGTTCGCCGGAAACCTCAATAACTTCTTGCCCGGCAGCACTTTGGCGCCCGCGACCTCGACCTATCAGATTGGCAATCTTGGTGGTTTTGTCGGTACCAACAAGCTTGGCGCGAATGGCTACGTTATCCAGCCCGACAACACCGGCACCAAGGGTGTACTGAATATTGGCGATTTGGGCGGGGCATATGATAGTGTGCTGTTCAAGGGCACCGGTGGCGTTTCCGGTGTAACCTGTTCCGGCACGCCGAGCTCGTCTTTCGCCAGCCTCGGCGGCATCGTCACTCACTGCTAGGAGAAATTATGACAGGGCCTGAAATGATGATTGCATCGTTGGTGCGCGTTCTCGGCATCAAGCCGGAAATTGCCAACGAGGCCGTGGCGAATGTCAATGGGCGTGTCAATGGTGCCATGAGGCATTTCGACGCGCGCCTTGTCGCCCTGGAAGAAGGCATGGCGAAACTGCATCGCCATTTCGGCATTCTCCCCGATCAGCTGCCGATGATCGAACAGCATAAGGACGCCGCCGAATGAGCGACGAAAATATTGGCGCGGTCGATGGCATCGCCACGCCGATCCCCACCGAACAGCCGAACGATACGGTTCCCGCCGCCGACACGGAACATCCGCTGCGAAACCCGGAGACTTACGGCTCCACTGACGATATCGTCGCCGCCGTGGTCGCGGCGTTGAGGCCGGCGCTGGAACGGACCTATCGCGAGGTGAACAACCTCTACGCCACTCTTGGACTGCGGAAGCCGGAATGAGCAACGAGGCCGAGGCGGCAGCGCTTGCCGCATCCGCCTCGGCGCAAGCTGCCGCAGGCGACGCCGCTGTCATGGCGGGCGCGGCGGATGGTGCTGCCAACCGCGCTGAAGACGCGGTCGCGGAAGCCGAAACGCATCGGACGGAAGTCCTGGCCGAAACCGCAGAAAGCGCGGTCGCCGCTGCCCAGGCGGGCGCGGCGCTCGCACATGCCCAGGCGGCCCAGGTGGTCGCCGGAACACAAGGAGATATCGAATGGCTGCGAAACGAGGTAACCCGGCAGGGGGCGATACTGGCGGAAGCGACGAGCCTGTTGACGACGCTGGGCTCGCAAGTCCTGGCGATATCGGAAGCGCTGAATTCGTCGACCCCGCAGGAGCAACCGGAACCGGAGGAAGTCCCGCAGACGGAAGCGGAGAACCCCGAAAGCGGCGCGGTCGCCAGCCCGGAACCGGAACGAAAACGAAAGCGGCATCGCTTGATCTGAGCGGTGTTGAAAGCATTCTGCTGTCGTGCCATGCCATGCTAGCGAGCGTGGTTCAGGTTCCCGAGCTCGCGCTCGAAAGGGACGAGGCGGCGAAACTGGCCGGCGCTATCGAAAAGGTATCGCGCCACTACCCGGTCAATATCGCCCCCAAGGCGGTGGACTGGACCAATCTGGCGATCTGCGCGGTCACCATCTACGGCACCCGCATCGCCGCCTATCGCCTTCGCCTTAAGGCAGAGGCCAACCCGCCGCGTGACTTCCAAGTCGTATCGTGACCTGTCAACCGAAGCTAGGAGCGTAGGTTGATCCTTCCCGACGATAGCGAGCGTATGACCATCATCGGCAGGACCGGTAGCGGTAAAACCGTTGCCGGTCTTTGGCATTTGTCGATGCGCTCGTTCGACAAAATGCCGTGGGTGATCTTCAATTTCAAAGATGACGAGAACATCGGGGAATTGTTGAACCTGGGTGCCAAGGAAATCGACATCGCCAAGGCTCCCCCGAAGCGGCCGGGCGTCTATGTCGCGGACATCCTCCCGGACAGCGACGATAAGATCGACGAGTTTTTGAGGAAGTGCTGGGAGAACGGCAAGACGGGCATCTATATCGACGAAGGGTTCATGATGCCCCAGGCGCGCATGAAATACCGTTGGTATCGCGCCGTGCTTACCCAGGGCCGTAGTCGTCGCGTGCCTATCATTACGCTTACGCAACGGCCTTACTTTCTCGACCGTTTCGCCTTTTCCGAGGCGGATCGATTTCAGATATTCGACCTAAACGACAACGAGGATATCGACCGTATCAAGGGTTTCGTCAATTACCCAGTCAAAACGATCATCGGTCCCTCGGCTACCCGCCGCCTGCCGGCCTATCACTCCCTTTGGTACGATGTCAAAAGGAATGAGGCAAAGCCCTTGTTGCCAGTACCGAATGCTGATAGAATTCTCGATACGTTCTCTGATCGGCTAAGAGGCCGGCGCAAGATCATTTGAGGATCGAAATGGAAGATAGCATCATCACGTGGAATGTGCCGAACTGGATTACCGTCCTTTTGATGGTCGGCGTCGGCTTCTTCCTGATCGGCTTCGTCGGGCAGTCCTGGCACAAATGGCGGGGCGAAAATGCCTGATTGGGTGCCGATCAACTGGGATCTGATCAAGCATCCCAGCAACTGGCTGATCGTCATTCTCATGACGGTCTTCGGTCTGTTCGTTGTCGAAATGGTGGCCCAATGGGCGACGAACAATCTCAATCCGAAACTGCCGGCTCCCTTCGCAAAAGTTAACGCTGTGGTTGCGGAACCCAGCGTTTCCGATCCTTCCACTCCGCAGTAACAGGGATATACCACGCCCATGGCCACCACCGCTGCCCAGGCTGCAAGCCAGCCCGCCAAACCCTCCCCGAAGCAGATCAATGCCGCCGCCCGTTCGCTGATCCTCGATCAGGCGCAGAACATGATGCAGCAGATTTTCAGTTTGACGGTCACGCCGTCGAACCAGAACGTGATCAACGTTCCGCTCCGCAATGTCGGCCTCGTCAAGGGCCTGCTGGTCGAGATGACCGCGACCGCGTCGAACACTGACGCCGCCAATGCGCAGAACGCGACGAATTGGAACGTGGCGAATCTGCTGTCTCAGATCGTGCTTACCGACACGTCGAACAACACGCGCATCAACACGTCGGGCTGGCACCTTCATGCCATCAACTCGGCCAAGCGGCGCCGCCCTTATGCGGGCGTGACGACGCTGTCGTCGATGCCGATCAAGTACGGCAACAACTACTCCACGCTGATCCAGGCGCCCGCCACCATCGCCAAGGGTTCGCCCACGACGGGCACCTTGAACATGCTGTACTATGTGCCGCTGGCCTACAGCGATCATGATCTGCGTGGCTCGCTCTATATGGGCGTGGTCAACGCGACGGCCCAGTTGCAGCTTACGATCAACCTGTCGCCCGGTGCTACCAATGTCGGTGATCCGACGCTGGCGATCTATCAGAACGCGGCCGGTACCACCCTGGCGACGCTGACCAGTGTCACCGTCAACGTCTATCAGCACTATCTCGACCAGTTGCCCAGCGGCACTCAGGGCGTGATCCTGCCGCCGCTGGACATCTCGACGATTTACGAGCTCAAGAACACCAATCTTACCGGCATGACCGTCGGCCAGGACTTCCCGATGCCGTTCGCGAACTTCCGCGATTTCCTCTCGACCACCATCATCTACGACAACGGCGGATCGAACAACGCGGGAACCGACGTGAACTATTGGGCGCTGCAGGCGGCCAATCAGGTCAACTATTACAAGGTCGATCCGACCATTCAGGTTCTCTCGACCCGGAACGAACTCGGCGTGGATTTCCCCGCCGCGACCTATTATTTCAACCATCGGGGCAAGCCGATCAGCACGCTCCAATACGGCAATCAGAGCATTATCGGGAATTTCTCGACGGTGAACGCGGGCGCCGTGGCCCTGATCGGCTATGAGGACTTCGCCTATGTCAATACGGTGATGTCCGCTGGCTCCCTGCCGGGCGGTTGAACATGAATGCCGTATCCGGCCTGTTCGGGAACGTGGCCGCTTTTTTGAAGCGGCCCTTTTCCGAGGACATGGGATGGGGCAACTGGGCTCTGTTCACCATCTTGATTGCCACGATCGCAGTGTTGTGGCTCCATGTGCTGAGGCACATCACCGAAGAGGTCTGATATGGATTTTCGTCACATCATCATCGCCGTCGTCCTCGTGCTGATCGGCTATGCCATCGGTGCCCGGAAGCCCGGTCTCGTGCCCGTCGTCGGGACTGGCGGCTGAGCCTTGCGCCAGTCGTCGATCATCTTCGGGGCGCTGTTCGCCGCGTTCATTGTGTACATCACAGTGCGCGGCGAACTGCCGAAATATCTGCAGGCGCTGTTTCCGAAGTCGGGCGGTAGCGCGCCGGCCGGAACCGGTTCGATTGCTGGCTCGCTTCCCAGCATCGGTCAGGGGATTGGTGGTGTCACCGGGACAATTGACGCCGTCGGCAATGGGGGGCCATGATGCCCTTCGTTCTCGTGCTGATCGGCGTTGTCATCGCTATTACCGCCTACAACGGCACCGGTTCGCAGTTGTGGCAGTTGCTGGTGGGCGACTTTACCGGCGCGCATAGCTTTTTGTGGTGGCTGGTGTCGATCTTCGCGGTTGGCGCCATCGGGTACATTCCGGCGTTGAAGACGCTGGCGAACTCATTGCTGATCCTGATCGTGCTGGCGATTGTATTGAGCAACAAGGGGTTCTTCTCGCAGTTCCAAGGGGCACTAGCGAGTGGTGATGCGAATGCGGCGCCGGTCGCTCAGGACGCGTCCTTTATCACGAATGGCTCTGGCGGCGGGAACATCGAAACGGCGGCATCGGTCGCCGCGCTCTTCACGTGAGGTAACATGGACGACGCCGGCAATATCATCCTCAAGGTTCTGACCGCCGTCGTCGGCGTTGCCATCCTGGCGCTGATCCTGTCGCCCTCGGCGCAGACGAGCAATGTCCTGAAATCCGCGACGAGCGGTTTCAGCAATATCCTGAATACGGCCTTGTCGCCCGTTACCGGTGGAAGCGGCAGTCTCGGCGGGATCGTGAATAATCTCGGCGGTCTGTCTAATCTCGGAAACTTGAATAATTCGGTAACGGATATCCTCGGAGCCTGAAATGAACTTTGACAACTCCCTCATGAATTCCATCGTCACCATCGCTCTGGCGATCCTCGGTGTGGCGACCCTGTCCGTCATCCTCTCGAAGAACAGCAACACCACCGCCGTGATCGGCGCCGGTAGTCAGGCTTTCTCGGGTGGTCTCGGCGTGGCCCTGTCGCCCATCACTGGCGGCTCGACGGGCGCCTTCGGGAGCGGTTTCGGTGTCTCGACCATGGCGCCGTCCCTGACCTACTAAGGAAGGCGATGTCATGCAAAACCGCGATCTGACCGAACTGATCGAGTACGAGCCGAAGTCCCTGCCTCAACCGGGCGGTGTCGGCAACTTCGCCTATGTGCATGAGGATCTGCCGCCGCAGACCACAAGCCAGGGCGACGGGCTGTTCACCGCGAAACAGTGGCGGTGGGCCGAGCCGCTGGTCTACATCCTGGGTCCGATCACCACGCCAACCGGCTTCGGCGGGTTGCAGACCGGTCAGTTTGTCGGGCAGTCCCTGGCGAACCCCGAACTGAACCAGGAAGTCGGCACCGAAGATTTGAGCCAGTTCTGAGGTAGACATGATCAAGTTTGTCGAATGGGTCAAAGGTCATCCTTACGAAAGCCTCGGCGTCGTCTTGGCCGTCGTGACGATCATCTTGCTCGTTCGCAACGCGCGGTCGGGTGGGGGCGGTGGAGCGACGGTCGATAATTCCGGCGCGGCTCAGGCTTCGGCGGCGCAGTATATCGCTCAACAGCAGTCGGCCAGCCAGCTGGCGCAGATCAATGCACAGGTGTCGGCCCTGAGCCAGAACGATCAGGCGGCGGTCGCCATCGCGAAGTTGCAGGCCGACGCGGCGACGGCGGCGAACACCAACAACACCACGGCGGCGACCGCCCAGGCGCAAATCCTCGCGAGCGTGCAAGGCGCGGTTCAGCAGGAGGCGTTGCAAACGCAGACCGCCATCAATGCCAGCAACAACGCGACAAGCCAAGCGATTGCCGCACTGCAGGCCAGTGTTCAGAACAATAGCACCAATCAGGCGGCGGCGATTGAAACGAGCCTGATCAATACGCTGAAACCGACGCCGCCTCCCGAGGCGCAGACGCCTGATGCCGGGTTCATTTCGGGACTGTTCCAAAGCCAATTGGGACGAGGTGCGACCAGCACGGATCAGGCGTATTACGAGAATGAGTTGCAGCACGGCCTGACCTACAACGATATCGCCAAACAGATCAGCAACTCCTCCGAAGCCATAAATAGGGGCAAGTGATCATGAACTGGAAATCGTTGATCGAATTGGCGGCTGTCGCGGGGGCGGCTTATGCGGTGTTCAATTTCGCGGAAGGGCGGAATAAGCTGTTCGCGCTGAAACCTGGGCAGGGGGATACGCCCGCTCAAGTAGAGACACCCGCCGCCGATCCGACGTTGACGCCGACCGTGAGCTATCTGAACTACAATCTGACCAATGGGCGAAACGACATCATCGCGCCGGGAGGGTCGTCGGATAGCCCAGAGGTTCTGTCGGGGCCGATGGCGCTGGAGAAAGCGGCGAGTGGCCAGAGCTATGGGGCGTGGTCAAATTATGTGAGCGTGCTGGAGTAGGGCCATGGCGAGGAAACAGAAGAATGTCGTTCAAGTCCACGCGCCGCTCCGGACGCATTACAATGGCGAGCGGACGGTGGATAATCCGATCAAGCATCCGAACCCGAAGGAACCAGCGATCAAGCCGGATATGAGCCTTCACAACTCGTTCCCCAGCTTTATCAAGGTTCGGGGGCAATGAGTGGGTTCCAGCCCTGACTACTCGACATCGCCATATTACGCGCAAGCGGTCCAGGCGGCTCAAACGTGGGGCGTGCCGCCGAACCTATTCGTTCAGCAGATAGGTGCCGAAAGCGGGTTCGATCCGGGGGCGTATAATCCGAAGAGCGGGGCGACGGGGATCGCGCAGTTTTTGCCCAGCACGGCGCAGCAGGCAGGGTATGGGATTGCGCCGTTCGATCCTGCTGACCCGGAAGCTAGCCTGAACGCGGCTGCGGCTTATGACAAGGCGCTGTATGGGCAGACGGGTAGCTGGGGCGGTGCGCTGAGGGCCTATTCGGGATCAAGTGGGGGGAGTGCTTACCCTGGGTCTTCTGGCGTGCAGAGCGCGCTGGCGACCCTGGGGGAGAATATGGGCGGGGTTCAGAACGCCAGCATGAGCTATCCGTGGGACTTCAAGACACCGAACTTTCTCGGGTCCGGGCAGAACACGCCCGGTGACGCGGCGGGCGCCGCTGTCGGAGAGGCAATCCCTGTAGTACCCGCCGTCAAGCGGGGGTTGCTGTTTCTGCTGGCCATCGTTATCATTGGGGTCGGATTGTGGATGTTCGGAAGTGGAAACGATTTGGGGGGCCTCGGCGCGGTCCTCAAGAAGGGTAAAAACGCCGCTCTGGCTTGACGCCACCTACAGGCCATGGAGCGCG